GGTTTTATTGAATGGTTGCATAAAATGTGGATTGATGGTAAAATACTCATGGTCATGGACGACGTTGATCGTCAAGTAGACCAGATACATTCTCTATGGGAAGAAAATGAACAACAAACAAGACACAACATCGTGGAGACTGGAGTATTTGGAGATGAAGGCTGGTCTATCCAAATCACAAATCCAATTATTGAAAGAGGGTCCTCATCAACTAGCACAGGCATGGTTACTTCAAGCGATGCACAACGACTACAAGAAGATGAAGGGGATCAAGGAAGATCATCCTAAAGAAAACAAAGGACAACTACAGTCATCACTAAAAGATTTTTTTGAAAATACTAAAGATCAAGGTATCTGATGAATCTTGAAACTCTGCAAGAAATGTGGAAGAAAGACAGTGTAATCGATACTGATCTATACTGTGAAGAATCTACAAAGATTCCACAACTTCACATGCGTTACATGGAATTTTTTAACACGTACTCCTTAATGAAAAAGGAACGTGAAATAGAAATGCGAAGACTTATCAGAGAGAAATGGTTATATTATAAAGGTAAAGCACCATCAAAAGTATATAAAGAACTACCTTTTGATCTTAAGTTAACTACAAAAGAAGAGATCAATATGTTTATTGAGTCTGATGAGGACATCTGTAAACTACAATATAAGATCGACTACATAGAACAGATCATATCTTTTCTCGAAGGTGTTCTAAGACAGATTGGTAATCGTAATTTTCAAATCAAGAACGCTATCGAGTGGGAAAAATTTAAAAATGGATTCTAATGAAATACGGTGACCCATACAGAGTGATTCAATTATCACCTGCTGCTATGAATATTATTAGGCAAGCGATTGATAAATCATCTTTAGAGATGAAACAAGCAAGCACCAATAATAATCCAGAGTCGCCAGCAAGAAGTAGTCAAATAGCATGGTTATACGATAATAATTTGGCAGAGATGTTGTATGAGGTAGCGAAACAAGTAAACAAATTAGCGGGTTGGAACTTAAGTATCAAAGGATTAGAACCAGTTCAATTTGGAATATATCCTGAGGGTGGTCATTATGATTGGCATGTAGATCAACATAAAAAACCTGATCCTAAAATGAATGGAATGGTTAGAAAGATAAGTCTTACTGTATTTTTAAACGAACCTGAGGAGTACGAGGGAGGGGAGTTTGATATTGAGATATATAAACCAGAAGCAGAAACCAGATTCTCAACTATAAAAGAAAGTAAAGGATCTGCAGTATTCTTCCAAGGTGATCAATGGCATAGGGTAAGACCTGTCACATCTGGACTCAGAAAATCTCTTGTAGCATGGTTTTATGGACCTCCTTATCTCTAAGAAAAATGAAGTTTATCTTAAAGTTGAAGCAGAACCTCATCTAAATTATGAACTAGCAGACTTCTTTACCTTTGAGGTGGAGTCTGCAAAATTCATGCAGAAGAAAAGAAGATATAAAGGATGGGATGGAAAGATAAGATTATATTCACCTGCAACAGGAGAGATATATTGTGGTCTTGTAGATTATCTTACCGATTGGGCAAAAGAAAAGGGATATGAATATTTACTAGAAGATGATGAAAACTTTGGTCATCCTCAAGAGACTAGCGATTTTGTAACTCCAGAAGGTGTTGTTGGATTTGTAAAGTCACTGAACCTACCGTTTCCCGTAAGGGACTACCAGTATAAAGCAATATACGAAGCCCTAAAATACAACAGACGACTCCTACTGTCGCCAACTGCAAGCGGTAAATCATTGATGATCTATGCATTAATTAGATACCATACTAATGTTGGAAGAAATGTTTTGATTGTAGTTCCTACTACATCACTTGTTGAGCAAATGTATAAAGACTTTGAGTCTTACGGTTGGAAAACTGAAGACTGCCACAAAATCTATGCAGGTGCTGATAAGTATACAGATCATAGCGTAGTTATTACTACTTGGCAATCAATCTATAAAGAATCTACCAAATGGTTTGACAGATTTGATGTGGTAATTGGTGATGAAGCACATCAATTTAAAGCAAAGTCTTTAACTACGTTGATGTCTAAATTGCATAAATGTAAATACCGTATTGGTTTTACAGGAACACTAGATGGTGCAAATGTAAATCAATTAGTACTAGAGGGTTTGTTTGGTAGATGTTCAAAGGTAACTAAAACCAATGAATTAATCAAACAAGGTTATCTTGCTAAATTAAAAGTCAAGATAATTCTTCTCAAACACGAAGAACAACTCTTTGAAGGATATCAGAATGAAATAGATTATCTAGTAGAACACGAAGGACGTAATAAGTTTATTCGTAATCTTGCCTGTGATCTAAAAGGTAATACGCTCATTCTTTTCAACTATGTAGAAAGGCACGGTCTGCCTCTTTACAACTTGATAAATAGTCATACAGACAAACCTGTGTATTTCGTTCACGGAGGTGTCGATGTTGAGGATCGAGAAGATGTTAGATGGTTGACTGAGAAATCAGACAACGCAATCATTATAGCATCATATGGAACTTTCTCAACAGGAATTAACATCAAAAAATTACACAACATTATTTTTGCCAGTCCTTCTAAGTCCAGAGTTCGTAACCTACAATCTATAGGTCGCGTACTAAGGAAGGGAGAAAATAAGTCACAAGCGACATTATATGATATTGCAGATGACATTTCTACCGATAGAGGAAACAATTACACATTGAATCATCTAATGGAAAGAGTCAAAATTTATAACGAAGAAAAGTTTCATTATGAGATCATAGATGTAAAAGTTAAAGCTTATGATTAATTACACCAAAAAAGATCACGAATTTCACGGTATATTTAAACTGGTTAGTGGAGAAGAGATTCTTGCTAAAGCAATGATCACAGAAGATCATGGAGAATGTCTTGTGTTTATGCAAGATCCAGTTATCGTCCACGCGGTCACCAAAGAAATTAATGATACAAAAGTTATGCGTGGTATGGGATTTACCAAATGGATGCCCATGTCTGACGAAGAATTTTTCATTATTAAAGATAGAGACATCGTAACTATGGGAACTATGTCTAAACCAATCATACTAATGTATGAAGCATTTATAATGGGCGATCTCGATCCTGCAGAACGCGGTCGTAGAAAAACCTCAGTCGAAAATTCTGAGGGGTATCTAGGAAAAATAGAAGAAGCTAGAGCTAGATTTGAAAAGCTATATTTCTCTTGAACCCTTACAGTGTTATTATACTGAGATTGGTTCGGGTTGTCAAGTCCTTTAATTTATGGTATACTTTGAATAACACATAAACCTATATGAAGAAAGCAGCACCTAAAAAACGACAACACTATGTTGATAACCAAGAATTTCTTGCTGCCATTGTAAAATATAAGGAGAAAGTTGATCTTGCTAAAGCAAAGAACCTACCAAAACCTCGCGTGAGCAATTATATTGGTGGATGTTTTTTGAAAATTGCTACTCATCTATCATATAGACCAAACTTTATCAACTACATGTATAAGGATGATATGGTTTGTGATGGTATTGAAAACTGTATTCAGTACATTGATAACTTTGATCCTGCCAAATCAAGAAATCCATTTGCATATTTTACACAAATTGTATACTATGCATTCCTAAGACGTATTGCAAAAGAGAAACGTCAGATGGATATTAAAGATAAAATTTTAGAGAAGTCTGGATACGATCATGTGTTCAGTGTTGATGGAGATGGAGGAGCAGAATATAACCAAATCAAATCCCGTGTTGAAATGAATTCTAAACGATGATTCCTACTACTGTTCAAGATAATTTCTTTGACAGACCTGATGAACTTGTAAGATTAGCGGACACGCTAGAGTTTACACCTGCCGAAGAACAACAATATCCTGGTGCACGTTCTGCAGCTTTTTCTCTTATTGATAGAGACTTAGATAGATACGTTGGTCAACGTATTCTTAGATCATGGTTTCATGCAGGTGAATTTTCTAGAACAAGTGATTTAAACTGGGTTGCTGATATTAGATTTCAAATTGTTGAACCTGCACATGAAGAACAATATCATTTAAAAAATCGTGGGTGGGCACATTATGATTCGTCAATTAAGTTTGGTGGTATCATTTACCTAAATCCTGATCCAGAACCAGATACAGGAACTGATATTCTTCAAACTAAAAAAGGATACTTTTGGAATAAACCTGATGCTATTACTGTAGAGAGACAATTCTATAAAGATCCCTCTTCAGTATCTGATGAAGAATATGAAAAAGCATGGAGAGATGTTAATGATCAGTGGGAGGAAACTATTAGAGTAGAGAATAGATATAATCGCATGATGGTTTTTAACAATCAACAAGCACATCGAGTTCATACCTTTGGACATAAACAAAAGAGACTAACTATTGCATTCTTCTTCCATCAACTTCGTGGTCCTAATCCACCGCACTCTAGATTTTAATTATGTTTCCTATTATTTCATGTGAGCATTTCTTTCCAGATCCTCAAAAGATTGTTAACTATGCAGAAACTTTAGAGTATTTTCCTGCAGAAGCAAATCAGTATCCTGGTGTACGATCTAATACTCTTTATAATATTGATCAAAACCTAGATAGGTATGTAGCCAATCGCATTCTAAGAAATTTTTATCATAGTAAGAATTGGAGTAATTATAATAATATTAATTGGAATGCAGAAATACGATTCCATAAAATAAAACCATTGCATGAAGATCAATATCATCCTAAAAATTGTGGGTGGGTTCATAAAGACTCTACA